TTTCGCGTACTTGGCTTTCTGGTCAGCAATGCGGCCAATAGCAAGGCGCTCGTTGTACTGCTCCTGCTCTTTGCGTTCCAGTGCGGCAAGCTGTTCGCCCACGCCGATGATGCGGAGCAGCGTGTCCGCCTTTTCGCGGTCGCTCGCCTGCATAAAGCGCGGCAGATCGAGTGCCAGCTGCTCGATAAAGGCGTTCAGCAACTGCTGTCCGGCCTTGCTGCCCGATGGATCGATGACCTTGAGGTCGCTGTTCTTGCCGCGGCGCTCGACGATCAGGCCGTTGGACAGCGTGACCTTGATGTGCGGCGGAATGGTGCTGCCCTCACGGGTAGCCATGGACGGACGGAAGCGGTCGCCGCCGAGCGCCCACGCAATCGTGTCCAGCAGCGAGGTCTTGCCCTGGTTGTTGTTCCCGCCGAGGATGGTCAGGCCGGTTGCGCTCGGATGCAGCTGCACCGCACGCACGCGCTTGACGTTCTCCGCCTCGAGCGAAGT